TTGAATGGGTTCATGTGCAGCTCCATCAGCAAAAGGGGATGATAAGTTTATCACCACCGACTATTTGCAACAGTGCCGAGGGGATCAGTGCGCCTGATTACCAGACGATACTCGATACCCTGACGAGCTATTTCCAGCAGATTTATGGCAGTGACGCTTATCTGGAGCCAGACAGCAAAGACGGCCAGATGGTGGCGCTGGTGGCGCTGGCAATTCACGATGCCAACAACACGGCCATCTCCGTTTATAACTGCTTCTCACCTGCTACGGGTTACGGTGCAGCGCTGACGAGTAACGTAAAAATTAACGGTATCGCGCGCCGGGGGGCGACGAACTCTACCGTGGATCTGCTTCTGACCGGTACCGCCGGGACATCTATCACAAATGGTACCGTGAAAGACACGAATAACGTGATCTGGCGGCTTCCTGCCTTGGTGACGATCGGTGTCGGCGGTACCGTGACGGTAACTGCTACCTGTTCAAACAGCGGAGCGGTTGCGGCGCTGGCCGGGACGATTACCACTATCAACACGCCTACCCGTGGCTGGGCATCGGTAACCAACCCGGCGGCGGCCACCGTAGGCGCACCGGCTGAAACCGACGCAGAACTGCGCATCAGGCAGGGGCAAAGCGTCGCTCTGCCGTCACTCACACCGTTTGAAGGTGTCGACGGTGCGATCGCCAACGTTGCAGGCGTGACACGTCACAAGCTCTACGAGAATGATACTGGTGCAACCGACAGCAACGGGCTGCCTCCTCATTCCATTTCCGCCATCGTTGATGGAGGTGATGTTACAGAGATAGCCCAGACAATCCGGGGAAATAAAGGGCAGGGAACGGCAACTTACGGGATAACTTCTGTCACGGTACCGGACACCTACGGCAACCCACACGTGATCAGCTTTTCGAGATCTACTGATGTCCCGATTTACGGGCATATCACCCTGAAGGCATTCACCGGCTACACGTCGCAAATTGGCGTACAGATTCAGCAGGCCGTCGCGGATTACATCAACGGGCTGACCATCGGCGACGATGTGCTGCTGAGCAGGATTTATTCTCCGGCGAACCTCGGCGTAGTGAGTGGTGGCAATGCGCGCTACTACGACATACAGGAACTCCTGATTGGCAAATCAGCCGGTAGCGTCGCGGCGGCAAACATCATCATCGCCTACAACGAATCCGCGTCGTGTAAACCCGAAAACATTGTTCTAACGGTGACGTCATGAGCAAGTACACGGACTTAATCACCAACTATCACGCCACGAAGCCGAAATTTTTTGATCACGTCGACCTGAGCACGCGGCCACTGATTGATATAACCGGTGCCACCCGGGGGCTGGTAAGCGCTTTCGATATTGATACCGCCGTCGGCGTCCAGCTCGATACGCTCGGTCTCTGGATTGGTCGCAGCCGCATTGTCAGCCAGCCGATAAGCGGCGTTTATTTCAGTTGGGACACTGACGGCCTCGGATATGACCAGGGCGTATGGCAAGGCCCGTATGACCCCGATTCAGGCTACACAACACTGAGCGATGCAACATACCGCATCGTACTCAAGGCGAAAATCGCCATCAACAACTGGGACGGCCGCAATGATTCTTTGCCTCCCATCCTTGACGCCGCAACTGCAGGTTCCGGCCTGAAGATGCAAATCGTCGACAATCAGGACATGACGATTTCGGTCTGGGTTTTTCCTGAGACTGATATTTCTGATGTGTCTCTCGAACTGATCGCCGCTATCAAACAGGGCTATCTCACCGTTAAAGCAGCTGGCGTATGGGCCGGTGACGTTGAAACGCCTTCGGTAGAAACACCGTCAGAAGGCTCAAAATTCTTTGGCTTTGACATGGAAAACGAATACATCGCCGGATTTGATGATGGCGCATGGGGGAAATTACTGTAATGGCAATAAATAACTTCAAACCATTTGCGACAGCAGCGAATGCTAACGTGATGTCACAGGCTGACTGGGAAGCGCTACCGGCGCTTTTGTCCGGCTTTATTAGTGGGCCAGCAAAATCAGCGCAGGTGAACAAAGCTATTCGACAGGCCAGTTTTATCGCGGCAGCGCTGGCGCAATATACCGCCAACAAAAGCGGGCTGGATGTGCTTGATGACGGGGATGTGGCAGGATTTATCGCGAAGATGTCCACTGCTTTCGGTAAGGACTTTCAGGGGCTTGATGCCACACTGACGGCACTTGCCGGCCTCGCTACAGGGGCAAATAAGCTTCCGTATTTCACCGGGACAGACACTGCAGCACAGACGGATCTTACTTCAGTCGGGCGTGACATTATCGGTAAAAGTACGATTGCCGACATTCTCACATACCTCGGTTTTGTAGGATCGTTAACTTCACCTGGTTATGCGGTTATTCCGCTAGGGACGAAAAAGCTGGTGATTCAGTGGGGAACGGTAACCATACCGACAGCCGGATCAACCTCTGCGACGTATCTTCTGGCTCTGGATTTAGGGCTGGCCCAGTTCTGTACGCCGGTTGATGTTTCGTCAATAAATAACTACCGTGTCGGTGTGGCCACTTCAACAAATACCAGTATCACCCTGGCATCAACCAACACGCAAAGTGTTACCGGTGTTATGTGGCTATCAATTGGGACGATTAACTGATGAATAAATATTATTACTCACCGTCAACGCGCGGATTTTATCAATCGCAGATTCATAAAGAATATCCTGCCGATGCCATTGAAATTGATGAAAGCGAATATTTCCGACTTATTCAGGCACAGCAAAACGGAATGGAGATAACACCAGGCGCTTATGGCAGTCCCGTACTTACCGAGCCAGTGATTGATTATGTCGCACAGGCACAGCAAGTAAAAAACTCGCTTCGCCTGACGGCTGATGCAGAAATTTCATGGCGCCAGGACGCTGTTGATGCAGGGATAGCCACGGCGGGAGAAACCGCCGCGCTTGCGGAGTGGAAAAAGTACCGGGTGCTGCTGATGCGCGTTGACACTTCAAAGGCACCCGCTATCGAGTGGCCTACGCCACCGGACGCTCAGGCCATTTAATATCTGGCGCGGTAGAGGTATCTATTGCCGTCACCGCGTCGATATAGTCCAGCGTGCTGTTAAGTTTTTCCGTCTCTGCCGTGGTTAGCTTTCTTCCGGCCTGCAACTTCAACTGGATTACACTGATTGACTGCATTGCCTGGTCAATCAGTGATTCCCGCTTACCCTCTGCAATGGCAATAAGTTGCTCCTTGGTCAGTTCTGGCGCAGGACGATCAACCCAGCAAAGTGTACCGTTCTGGTAATCCAGCATTTTACCAGTAGGCTCATTGCTGCCATTAAACGTAATGGCATCTTCGTCGCTTACTTCGATCCCATCAGCCGGCCAGGTCCCTGCGCGCTTATAATCGTCATAAAAAGCGGCGTTATATATTACGTGTTCGGATGGTGAGTAAACTGATTTCATTGTTAATTTCATTGTTAACGTCCTATCGCTATATAGCCGACTGTCACATTAATCCCGTTGCCGTTTTGGTCGACTACGTTCATGTTCGCAGCTGTTCGATCAGATGTGTTGGTCGCAATAAACGCACGAACTCCCAGAGTGCTATATACGACGCCTATCAACGCCTGACAAATATTCGGAAACGGTGTCGGGTAGGATTGCGTGAATCCACCGCTGATGGTTTGTCCAGACCCAACCTGGACAAAATGACCAGTCGGGAGCCTGAATGAGCCAGTGTTCCCAGTATTGAAACTCGACATATCAGGTATCTGCCCAGTACCTGTTCCGACGTTCTTTGTTGCCACTGTTCCTAAACCAACCTTTTTTATAACCCCTGATAACCTGGCGATATTTCGCCGTTTCTCCTGTTTTCATAACAGGAGAAATTCCCATGATTTACGGCTATGCCCGAGTATCTACAAACCATCAGGATACTGAACTTCAGCGCTCTGCCCTTGAGTTATCAGGATGTGATCACATTTTTGAAGAGCATGCAAGCGGGAGAAAATCTAATCGTCCGGTACTGAAGCGGCTGATCACCACTATGCAGGCTGGGGATGAACTGGTGGTCTGGAAGCTCCCGGATCAGGTTCGCCGCTTCCTCTTTGGTTAGCCAGCGAATACGCTTATTTTTCGGCACCGGGCATTTTATATTCGGCGCTTTGGCTATCCATCGCCATTCGTTGGCCGCACATCGTAACAGCGCCCGGATGAAAGCAAGGTGCGTCGCTTTGGTGGCAGCCGCTGCTGGTTTGTCCTTAAATTCGGGAACCGGCTTCCCTCTTCGCAGCAGGCTGTCGCGCTTAGCCTCCCAGTTCATTCGATGCTTGCGATTAACCATCGAACTCACCGCAGACAAGATCCTGTCTTCCGTGATTGCTGACAGGTCCATTCCTTTGAAGTGCATCCTCCAGAATCCGATCCGGCTTTTGTCATCGTCCAGGCTTTTCTTGTGCTGCTTTTCGTTAAGCCAGCGAACGCACGCTTCATCGAACGTTCTCGGCTTAAACTCCCCCATCTTATCAACTCGCCATGCTTCAGCTTTCAGCTGATCATAGAGCTCCTGCGCTTGCCTTTTGTCCGTTGTCCCAAGAGACCGTCTAATTCGACTTCCACCAGGCGTAACGAAGTCGCAGTGCCACGTACCGGCACGTTGTTTGATTGACATGCTTTATCCTCCTGCACATCAACCGCATTCACGGGTTGATTGTGGATCGGGTTCTTCACTGCCGCAATACAGTCTGTTTTGCAGATCAGGTATGGGCTTTTTTTCTTATGTGGATTTTTTCGGGTAGCAGCCAGGCGACCGGACTTTATCCACTGGGCAATCGTACCTTTATCCACTTTAAGGAAGGCGGCGGCCTCATCTCTGGTAAATACTTCTTCTTCCATCGATGTTCTCCAGTGGCCCCAGCCGGGGCCGTTATTGTTATTCAGTGTGCCTGTGCTGGCAGGTTTCGAAGTTTACGAACGCCGATCATTGCTGTGGCGACATAGCTGGTGGCCCGGTTGACGACTTCGACGGTGACCTTCATGCCATCCACCTCGACGGTGTAATTTGTCTGGTGCTTCTGCCTTCCGTAATCGCCATATTTTGCATGGTGCGCCGCCAGCGCAACATCGCAAGCGCGGCGACCAATAGGTGATTGCTTATTGCGATTAATCAGCCTCATCATCACTTCACTCCCAAAGTGGCTACGACATCACTCGCTGTTTCGCGGGTGCTGCCTTTGCTGGATATGGCCCGGCGAGCACTGACGCGGCGCAGGGTGAAGCCGTGCTGTTCGTAAAGTTCAATTACGCGCGGTGCGGTAGAATTGCTGATTACCACTTTTGCCCCCCGCTGGTGGGCTGCCACACAGCATTCAGCAAGCTCTACTTGGCTATCCCATGAGAACCCACCAGCCGCGTAGTTAGTGAAACCAACGGTGCCGGGCAGCGGTTCATAAGGCGGATCGCAGTAAACGACGTCCCCATCACCTGCCAGCGCGAGCGTGCGCCTGAAGCCTGCATTCATGAATACGCATGCGTGAGCCTTCCGCTTAAATGCCTTGATCTCTTCTTCCGGGAAATATGGCGCTTTATATTTCCCAAATCCGACGTTAAAAAAACCGTCCAGGTTATAACGGATCAGGCCGTTGAAGCAGTGCCGGTTGAGGTAAAGGAATGCTGCTGCACGCTCGACCGCATCCAGCCGCTGCGCGTTGAATGCTTCACGAATTACCGTGTAGTTTTCGGCATCATTCAGGTGCCTGAATGCCTTCATTGCCTCATAGATCACCGAATCGGGGACCACTGCCAGCATCTGATACAGGTTAATCAGGTCAGCGTTGACGTCTGCCAGCAGGAAGCATTCGTGCTTGTCCGAGTTAAGGAACACAGAGCCGCCACCCACGAAAGGTTCGACGAGGCGTTTACCTGAGGGGATCAGGCGGTCCAGTTCAGGAAGCAGCGAATATTTACCGCCAGCCCATTTTAGGAAGGGCCGCTGCCAGCCCCCCGGTTCTTCTATGGGCGGCGCGGCGATGCTGGCGGCTTCAATCCCACTGCAAACAGATCCGTATCTCATGCTGCCACCTGCTTTTCGTTAAGTTCTTCAGCCAGTCGTTGCGCCTTCAGTGGGTTGGTAACGACTTCACCCCACGGCAGCAACCATCCGTTTTTCTCTTTGAGCCAGGGAAGGCGCACCGCGCCAACCCTGATTTCGTCCTGTGCGTGTGTCATAGCGCATAGATAGAGTGAGAAGGGAACGGAAGACCGATCGGCGCAAATGGGATATCGTCGTCAAAGTCGGCCGGTGGATGACCGCTGTTCTGCTGCAAGCGAGACTGTGGTGCGCCGCCAGTCTGATTTGCATAAGGGTTGCCGCCATGTTGGGTATTGCGTGGTCCAGAGAACTGCGCGCCGCCGTGAATACGTTCGTCCTTATCCTTCATCGACATTTCAAGCGCGGCGATCGCTTCTGCTGGGGCGTTCTCAGCGTGTTCGGCGTAGGTCTTACGCGTTCCCGGCTGGAAAACGTGGCGCACTTCGAACTTGTAGCCGTCGCCGCCGTCGTTTTTGGTGTACAGCACCTTCTGGAGGAACAGGCCCACCTTTTTGCCAACCAGTGCCGGGCAGTGCCATTCGATGCCGTTTTGGCCCTGTACCTGCTGCGGTTGCGCCTGTTTGACCTGGGCGACCCACATCAGCGCTGATACCAGCCCCATGCCGAAAGTCTGCTGGCCGTCTTTGCCGAGGAAGTTAATGCGCAGGAAATTCGCCTTGAGCCCGTTGGAATCCAGGCTCAGTTCGAGCGCCTGGGACTGGCTGCCATCTTTCCCGAAGGTGTACACCGCAGAAACGATTTCGCCCTCGTAAGCGCCGGTTTCGCTGATCCCGCCTGTTGCGCCAGCTTTCTTCGCCATCTCAGCAGTTTCGTTGTTCCACATAAAAGTCATTGGTTGGTTCATCGTTAATTCCTCAGAGTTACAATTCGGTCATAAATTCGGTGATAGCCACGTCTACGGCGTGGAGGTCGTTGTCCATTTCCGTCTGATCAGGGAACAGGTCAGGCGGTGCTTTGGCGGTGTCGTTGTCATCGCCTTTGATGAGAAAGACGTGTTTGCCGTCCTTCTTGATGGCGCGCAGCACGATGGAGAAATAGCCCTCTGGCGTCAGCTTTTCGTTGAGCATCTTTCCGGTAGTCTTCATGCGGATCTTTCCCTCGGTCTCTTCGGTGTGAGCCAGGAAATAAACGCGGAAGTCGTCCGGCAGTTCGGTGGCCGCCATGATGATTCGCCAGATGTGATCTGCCATTTCGGTGAACTTGGCATAGCCGGTCTGGTACGCGCGGTTCATGTTTTCGTGCTGCATGACCACCTGGAAATCGTCGATAATCAGAACGCGGCGGGTCTTTGAAAGCACCATGCGGTTGATGGTATCCAGTACTATTTCCCATTCGTCAGAGCGAATAACGTTACCGCGCTGTTTGCTTCCGTCTGGCAGCAGCTTGCCGTGAAGTTTCCAGCCCGCAGACTTGAATGGCAGCATCTTGGGGATGCACTGGAGCAGCATCACATCGTCCGGATTGAAGTTGCGCAGGCTATAGGACTTGCCCGCGCCAGAGTCACCGAGGATCAGCACTGGAGTACCCATCATTTACCCCCGTTCAGCCAGTAGTTGGCCGTAAACAGCACATCTTCATCATCACTGTTGGCGACGAGCCAGCGCAGGTAACCCGGTTCTGTTTTTGCCAGCTCTGCGAACGGGACGCCTTTATGCTTACCGAAGTGGAGCGCATGCAGCAGGGAAGGGTTATTGGAGATGGCCCGCATTTCGCCCATCGTCCATTTCGCCAGGCGGCCCATATAGAGCAACAATTCGGCGGTGACGTAGCAGTCATACAGCGCGCGGTGGGCGTAAAGCCCTTCCGGTACTTCCGGTTTCAGCCCGAGGCTGTAACGCAGGTACTGGTTACTGTGGCTCTTGTGCTCCGGCAGGAGCGAACGCGCCAGCTTGGCGGTGCAGATCCACGGCGCATCAATCTGCGGCAGCTTGGATTTGTCGAACTTCGCGTTGTGAGCGACGTAGGCATCAGCCCCCAGATAGCGGCCAATTACTTCACTGAGCAGCGGCGCGCCTTCCACCATGTCTTCGGTGATATGGTGAATAGCCATGGCCTCAAAACCGATCGCCACGCCTGGCTTAACGAGGTCGCTCATTGGGTTGCAGATCACCCCGTCGACGATATCGACGCTGGCAATTTCCACCACGGTTTCCGGGCCGCCTTCCAGCCCTGTCGTTTCGGTATCAATGACACGCAGCATTGTTAATCCCCTGTGTTCTGTAATCACAAACTGCATCGAAGTGAGCGAGCTGGTGGGCGATGGCCTCAAGGTCAGCTGGCGATAAGTGGTACCTCAGGCACAGAAGCGCGATAAGGTTCATCGCCTGCTGCTGTTTGGTCGTAGCCTGCATATCCATTCCTCAGAAAATGGTTGTAAGAATCCCGGCACCATAATGGCTGCCTATATTTAATTGATTAAAAAATCGTTTGTTAATTATCGAAGAAAAAGACTATTCGAATATTTTCGGGGATAATGTTTTTCTCTAGCCACCATAATTCCAATGCTCTATTTTCAAGAGCTTCATGAATATTTTTCAAAGCATCTACAGTATCTTCCCATTCTCTGTAAACAAAGCCTGGTACATTTGTCCAGCCGCACCATGAATCGGGTTTAATACCATTATCAAGATCTGCCGCCTGTTTTTCTGAAATCATTCCTTTGAATGGCATTGGAGTAAGGTTTTTTCTGAACCCCCGAATTTCTGCAAGACTGACGTAACTGTGAGAATGTCCGTCACATCCCCAATCTTCTGACACCTGCCTTGTGTAATCACAAGAATCGTCAGGCAAACCGCGTGGTTCGGATATCTTAGGCGTTTCGTCAGCGTAGGCTCTTACTCCGCAGAGTTGGGAAAATGCCACATAATTACGGGAGCTTTCTAGATCAATACGTTCGAATTCCCGTTCGCCATCTTCATTTCCATACCATGGGTTTTTACGGAAGTGATCATAATTAACCCATTTTTCTTCACCGTTAATTGAGCGTTTAACCTCAACCATCATATGAATGTCGCAGCCCATGGCTATTTCCTTTGTTTATGATTGATAATCAAAATACGGTTAAACTTGAGATTCACCGCAGAACGGGCAAAAACTCATTTTTACGTTGGTTTCCAGGCGGTTCAGGTTTTTAGCCATTTCGCCGTTTTTCTTTTTGGCCCGGTACGCCAGTTTGTATTTCAGCGTGACGTGTGAGCCGCCATCAGAAAGAGAAAGAACCTGATTTTCCCAACCGCGATCAAGGATGCTTTCACTCACTTCAGCGCCCTCCGGAACCTTCTCTTTAAGCCGTGCTTCGATTTGAGCACCAACTTCATTCATACAGTTGCACATCCCTTACCCCTCAAAATTTCGCGTCATAACCCGCTGGAGTTTCGTCAGCGTGGATGATGCCTTCGACTGGATAGCAGTTAGTGACGCCCATTTGCTCACTCGCTGCCGCTTCACATTGCTGCTGGCTGTCGAAAACACCGACAACAGCATCCTGGTAATCACCGTTCGTCATGGTGATGGTCAGCACTAATGCGTACAGGGCTCCCATCAGTGAGTCCCCGCAGGCACAAGATTTGGTTCGATGGTGCGAGAGGCGTAAGGGCGGCGAATGTGGCGCAGGTTGCCCTGCGGTTCGTGCCAGTAGGTGCCGTCGCGGTAGTCGTAGGAAACCTGCCATGCTGCGCCGGTACGACTGTTGCGCATGACGACTGCACGACCGTTCTTTGGTACTGAGTTAACAGCTTTCATGAAATAGCCTCCACGAATTCTGCGAAGCTGAGTGCTTCTTCACCCTCAGCCAGACTTTCAAAGTATTCCTCGTATGCCTTTTCCATTCTCATCCCCTTGCCGTCTTCCCGGCTGCCAGAACTTTTACCCGGGCATTCGCGTTTGAATGCGTTGTTTGGATGAGTGAATAATAGCTTTGGGTATTTTAACTGTAAATAGCTAAAGATATAATTTATTGCATTCGGTTGTTATTTTTATGATAACTAAAGAAATTTATTTTAAATAACTTGCGTGATATGATTAAAAAATCAGCTAATGGAGGGGGTTATGGAATTCGATGAAGAACGCGCAGGCATGATTTCGAGCGCCATTGGTTTGGCTGTGGTGAACTTGATTACTTATGGCGTCCCTATCAACAAAGAAAATCTTGTCGAACAACTCGAACGAACGAGGCGAGAGACTGGGAATGTGATTGGAAAGGGCGTTAACAGGGATGCGGCTGAGATAGTAAGAAAGGGGGTTTAAAACCCGGCCTTTTGGCCGGATTAACAAATGGGCTCATTTAGCCATGTTTTCGATAAGTCTGAGGCATGCTACCAATCACCTTACCGAAGATAAAAACTCGGTTCATTTCATCGCGCTCTATTGGTTCCCAGGCTGGGTAGATCTTGTTGTCAGAAATGACAATAAGCTTATCTTTCATTTTCTGGAGCCGCTTAACATGCGCTGTTTCGTCATAGAGAAATGCGTAAATACCATCGCCATCAAAACTGCGAATGCTGATATCAACAAACAGCAGATCACCAGGCTCGATTGTCCCTGACATACTGTCACCGCTGACATTTATTATTCGTATCTGTTCTGCTTTCCTGCCGTTAAACATTCTCTTGGCATCGTCTGGCGAGTACTCAACCGAACGTAATACCTCAACGAACTCATTGTTAATCACTCCAGGCCCCGCGCTAACAGAAACGTCAAGAACCTCCAGCCGATAGCTAGATGAGTTAGATTTTGCTTCACGTTCTGCGGGCAATTGTCCATCGTAGCGCATAGGTTCAACCCCATCGGCAAGCCATTCGGGGCGAACCCCTAGTGCTTTTGAAATCTCATATAACTTTCTGGTGTTTTGCGTTCTACCTGTAGCTAATTTCCATACGCTGGGTTGAGACATGCCCACAGCCTCCCCGAGGGAAGCCTGACTGTGCCCTGCATCTTTCATGGCTCGATTGAGCCTGTACGCGAAAGTCTCTTTTTTCATATTCATAAAATTATAGCCACGGCTATTGTTAGTCAAATAGCTAAAGGTATTTACAGTTTGAATAGCTTTGGCTATTATCATCTCACTAACCAATCCTGGAGTTATTTATGGTTAACAAAGCAATCAGCTCTGCAATCGGAATTGTGGGCAGCCAGCAAAAGTTAGCTGAGGCATGTGGTGTTCGTCAGCCCACTGTTTGGGCATGGCTACATGGAAAGAAAAAAGCCTCAGCAAGCAATGCAATCCGCATTGAGAGAGCCACTAACGGGGAGGTTCAGGCCTACGAAATTCGCCCTGATCTTCCTGATCTATTCCCTCACCCTAATCACGCTAATTAACCGTGTTAGCTCAACTCATAGAGGAATTATCACCAATGGAGAACGCAATCGCACGGGCACTGTTGCAAATAGTCGGTGGTGATAAACTTATCATCCCCTTTTGCTGATGGAGCTGCACATGAACCCATTCAA